ACGATTTCTAACTCTGGAGTCTCATTTACTTTACGTTCAGTTGGAACGGTAGATTATACGGTTGACTGGGGTGATGGTAGTGACGAAGAAACTAGCACTTCTAATACTCTTGCTCATACCTATTCATCTTCAGGTACTTATAAAGTAAAAATTAATTCTAATTCTGGCGACTATCAACCATTTTTTAGTAATAGCACAGATGAGGATCAACTTACATCAGTTGCAATAGGTGGTACAGACATACTCGGCACTGGATTTAATAATTCTTTCCGTGGTGCTCAGAACATGACTGAGTATACTCAAGAATTTGAAACAACAACTAATGTAACCAATTTTGAAAGATCTTTTGAAGATTGTTCTTCACTTACTTCATTCCCTTTGATTGATACATCAAGTGGCACTAATTTTAAAGTAACTTGGGCTCGATGCTCTGGACTTACTTCATTCCCTTTGATTGATACATCAAGTGGAACTAATTTTCAAGAAACTTGGAGTGATTGTACTGGACTTACTGCATTCCCATTGATTGATACCTCAAGTGCGACTGCAATGTTCAATACTTGGGAAGGTTGTTCTGGACTTACTACATTCCCTTTAATTAATACATCCAGTGTAACTAATTTTGGTAGAACTTGGGAAAATTGCACAGGAATAACTACATTTCCTTTGATTAATACTTCAAGTGGAACTGATTTTAATAGAGCATGGAACGGATGTTCTGGAATAACTACGTTTCCTCTGATTAATACATCAAGTGGAACTAATTTTCAAGAAACTTGGAAAGGTTGTTCTGGAATAACTTCATTCCCTCTTATTAATACCTCAAGTGCAACTAAAATTTTTAGTTCTTGGCAAAATTGTACAGGACTTACTACATTCCCTTTAATTAATACATCTAGTGTAACTAATTTTGGTAGAGCATGGAGTGGTTGTTCTGGACTTACTTCATTCCCTTTGATTGATACTTCAAATGGAACAGACATATCTCAAACTTGGAGATATTGTTCTGGACTCACTTCATTCCCTCAAATTGATACATCAAGTGGAACTAGTTTTGCTTTTACTTGGCAAGATTGTTCTGGACTTACAGAGTTCCCTGTTCTAGATTTTTCAAGTGGAACTAATTTTTCTTCTTCTTGGAGAGATTGTACTGGAATAACTACATTTCCCTCCTTAGATTTTTCAAGTGGAACTAATTTTAGTTATGCTTGGTTTGGTTGTAGTTCATTGACAACATATCCTGCAAATCAATTTGATACTACAGGAACTCTTTCATCCGATGCTTTCCATAATTCTCTTCGTGGTTGTGCATTAACGGCGCAATCAATTGAGAACATTATTGTTTCTTTAGATACTAATGGACAGCAAAATATTAGATTAGCTCTTGAAGATGGCACCAATGCTAACGCTTCCACATGGTCTACCGATGCAATTATTGCTTATAGAAATCTTATCAATAAGAGTTGGACGATTAATCAAAATGGAACTCCGTCCATGAGTGAACTGGAGTATACCATTAGTAACTCTGGAACCTCGTTTACTTTAAGGTCAACTGGCTCGGTAAATTACACGGTTGATTGGGGTGACGGTAGTTCGTTGGAGACTAGCACCTCCAACACTCTGGCTCACACTTATTCTTCTTCGGGCACTTATGTAGTTAAGATTAACTCTACTTCTGGTGCTACTTATAGACCACGATTTGATCAAAGTGGTGATGAAGATCAGATTATATCAATCGCAGTTGGTTCCGAAGACTCTGCAAAATTTGGCAGTAATATTGAGAATGCTTTCCGTGGTGCTCAGAATATGACCAAATATAATCAAGTAGGTGCTGCAACTTCTGCAGTGACTAATTTTAGTAGAACATGGCAAGGTTGCTCTGGAATTACAACATTCCCATTAATTGATACTTCAAGTGGAACTAACTTTTCTGCTACTTGGGCTCAATGCACTGGATTTATAGAGTTTCCTGTTTTAGATTTTTCAAGTGCAACTAGTATTTCTGCTGCTTGGAATGGTTGTACAGGAATAACTACGTTCCCAACAATAGACACCTCAAGTGTGACTAATTTTACTAGTACTTGGATTAGTTGTTCTGGACTTACTACATTCCCTGTATTGGATACATCAAGTGGAACTATTTTTGACGGCACTTGGAGAGATTGTACTGGACTGATTACATTTCCTCTAATTGATACATCTAGTGCAACTAATCTCAATAGTGCATGGAGAGTGTGTTCTGGACTTACGGGAACGTTCCCTTCAATTGATACATCAAATGTAACTAATTTTACTGCTGCTTGGAGGCAATGTTCTGGAATAACTACATTCCCAACAATAGATACATCAAGTGGAACTAATTTTACTAATACTTGGAGGGAATGTTCTGGACTTACTTCATTCCCATTAATTGATACCTCAAGTGGAACTACTTTTCAGGAAACTTGGTTGAGTTGTACAGGAATAACTACATTCCCAACAATAGATACATCAAGTGGAACTAATTTTAATGCTACTTGGAATGGTTGTACAGGAATAACTACATTCCCTTTAATTGATACATCAAGTGGAACTAATTTTACTAGAACTTGGAGACAATGTTCATCGTTAACATCATTCCCTTTGATTGACACTTCAAATGGAACTAATTTTACTGATACTTGGTTTAATTGTTCTGGAATAACTTCATTCCCTTTAATTGATACATCAAGTGGAACTAATTTTAATGCTACTTGGTTGAATTGTTCTGGTCTTACTACATTCCCTTCAATAGATACATCAAATGTAACTAATTTTGCTGATGCTTGGAATGGTTGTTCTGGACTTACTACATTCCCTCTATTAGATACATCAAGTGGAACTACTTTTCAAGGTTCCTGGATTAGTTGTAACGGACTTATTTCATTTCCTGCATTGAATACGTCAAATGTAACCGTTTTTAGAAGTGCCTGGCAAAATTGTTCTGGAATTACTACATTCCCATCTATTAATACTTCAAGTGCAACTGATTTCCGAAATTCTTGGCAAAACTGTTCCTCACTGACCACATATCCTACAAATCAATTCAATTCTACAGGAACTCTTATATCTTCTGCATTTAATTTTTCTTGGGTCAATTGTGCATTAACGGCACAATCGATTGAGAACATTCTTACTTCACTAGATACTAATGGTGCTCAAAATATTACTTTAGGTATTCATGGTGGTTCTAATGCTGCAAAGTCAACCTGGAGCACCGCAGCAAATACCGCATATACTAACCTAATCAATAAAGGTTGGACTATTTCATATAACTCTTAAGAATTATGATCACAACAACTTATTATGTCTGCCATGGACCTAATGCAGTTCATTATGTTGAATTGGATAGTGGTTCAAACATGTCAAGCGGACAACCAAATATTGAACAGTTTGATAATGAGGCAGAGGCAGTGGCACGAGCTACTGAACTTGGATACGTTTTTCCCGATGAAGATATATGATATTTCAGTTACTTCTAAATAACTAATAAAACCTCTCATGAGTAAAACTAGAGAAACAGCAAATATATTTTCCAGTGGTACTGCTGCTCGTTTAAACGTGCCTAGTTTTTCAACCACTGATAGGGATGCAGGATCTTTTTCTGCAGGATCAGTTATATACAATACTACAACAACAAAGTTAGAGTTCTATAACGGCACTTCTTGGATTGCACTACCTGGTATGTCTCTTGGTCTTACTGTAGCACTTGATGGTTGATAAATAATAAAGAATATCCACTCAGTTGAATGTCTAAGAGCGGCAAATGTAAAGCAGGATATTATTACTGCTACACCGATAAAGTATGTAAACCCATTTCTAAGGGGATGAGGGTGACTGCAAGATTTTCTGGTAGTGGAAAAGAACCAGAGGAAGTTGGTATTGACAAACCTCTTAATGGCAATGGTAATGGAAACGGTGGCAATGGTAATGGAAACGGTGGCAATGGAAATGGCGGTAATGGTGGAGGGATGAGTGAGTCTAAAAGTGGTGATTCTTCTTTGCGTGACTGGTTTAGCAAGAGTAAGTCTTCTGATGGCAAGCCTGGGTGGGTTCAACTCGGTGGTAAATATGCAGGAAAACCCTGTGCCAGACAACCAGGACAAACAACAAAACCAAAGTGCGGTTCTAGCAAAATGAAGCGTAATCTCTCCAAGGATGAAGAGGAGAGAGCATTCCGTCGTAAGAATGCAAAAGATCCAAATCCAGATAGAAAAGGGAAGGCAATCAACGTGAAGACCGAAGAAACTATTCTGGAAAAAGAAATGCGTGATAAGCAGGGTAACGATAGATTTGATCGTTATAAGCGTATGGTTCGCCATAAGCAAGATAAGTATGGAGTTTCTACACTTAAGCAACGTATTAAGCATGGTGGTGTAGATCACAACATCGACAATGAAAGAAAAGCAAAAGGTATGAAAGAAGAATTCACAACCTTACCTCTCCAACTTGAAATTCCAACTGATATTAGAGATTTTAATCTTGGATTGATGTTCCGTGAAAGTTTAGACGTTAATAGTGGAATGTTGTTCATCTTTGATGAAATTGCCAAACAGTCATTCCACATGACCGAAACAAAAATTCCTCTGGATATCGCATTTATCAGAGAAGATGGAATTATTGAGAGTATCAAGCAGTTAGAACCAAATGAAGAAACTCCAGTTTCTTCTGACGGAGAAATTATTTGTGCAATGGAAGTAAATCGTGGATGGTTTGCTGAGAATAATGTAGAAGTAGGTGATGAAATTGATATTGATCTTGATGAGGGCAAGAAAGATGCTTGCTATCACAAAGTCAAGTCCCGTTATTCTGTATGGCCTTCTGCTTATGCATCGGGAGCACTGGTTAAGTGCCGTAAAGTAGGTGCTGCAAACTGGGGTAATAAAACAAAGAAAGAAGAGTTCTCTAATTGGAGATCTGAATACAAACCAACGGAGTATGAGTTTACCGATCTCATAACACCAGATCCACTCAAACCAACAGAAGGTCTTGGATCTAAGTTACTCGGTGAAGCAGGTAAGAAATGCTGGAAAGGATATAAGAAAGCAGGAACTCAGAAACTGTTTGGTAAGACTTACAACCGTTGTGTGAAAGCAGGTGATGAAGTCATTCATGATGGTGAGCAGATTGATGAGAAGAAAGGATGCAATCATACCCACGAAGGCGAAGAGTGTCCTGTGCATGGAACTTCTGAGTGTGGTCCTAAGTTTAAGGGTGGTGATGGCGGCAAGATGGGTCCAGATAAAAATTATGTTAAACCGATGAGTGAGGCAGTGAGAATTCCATCTAAGACTGGAAATATTATTCTCGTAGGATTTTCCTGGAGAGGTAAGTTCTACATGATTAAGATGTTCTTCCCATCCGTCAAGGTTCCTGGAAGAAATGAAGTACAGGATCAACTTGATAAAGTATATCCTGGGGCTAAAGTAAGGAATTATGAAGTTTCCGATTATACTCCAGGCAATCCCCTCCTACATACGGAAGACTGGCAAAAAAAGTCAGGTAAGAATCCAGAAGGAGGTTTAAATGAAAAAGGTAGAAAGTCGTATGAACGTGAAAACCCAGGAAGCGATCTTAAGAGACCTTCAAAGAAAGTTGGGAACAAGCGTAGAGCGTCTTTTTGCGCGAGAATGAAAGGTATGAAGAAGAAATTAACTTCTTCCAAAACTGCTAACGATCCCGATAGCAGAATCAATAAATCACTGAGAGCCTGGAACTGTTGATAACTTATGCCTGATAATGTATATCTTGGAAATCCGAAT